GTATGAACCACACGCCAACGGCGGCATTGGTGAGCAGCACCTGGGGTGCGGCTGTGGGTAGCGGCTACGTCTACGGCATGGTCGACAGTGCTGGCTATTCCGACGTCAGGAGCAGCGCACGGTTGTCGGTGGGTTACTACGAGCTGGCGCCAAGCATCTACATCAAGCAGATGATTGACTTGATCTTCACGCAAGCCGGCTATCGCTACCAGTCGACGTTCTTTGATTCGGATGCCTTCAAGCGGCTGGTCATGCCATATGCAGCGGGGACACTGGCTGTCAACCTCAGTGGCAGCACTGTCTATGCGCAGGCTACCGGCAGCGTGACAGGATCGCAGACCGTTAACGTCAAGGTCCTCTTCAGCAAGGACAACGTCTCGCCATTTTTTGACAACGGCGGCTATTGGGTGGCATCGGCGAGTACGTTGGTGCCGCCTACCATTCGCACCAGATGGAACTGCTTTGCTGAGATACGCATCAGCACGGCAACGCTGAGTGTTGAAGGCACAGCAGGTGGTGACTTCCAAATCTATGACACCATCGCCAGCAGTGTCGTTGCGTCTCAATTTGCGGAGCTGACCAGTAGCACTTACCCGATCACCGTTGGACTGCAGTTTGAAAACATCGCAGTTAGCGGCAACACCAATTTGATCCTGCGCTATGATGAGCAGGTAGGATCACCATTTGTGCAAATTGGATCGGGGAGCACGATAACGTGGGTGGCGCTGGAGAACCCGGCATCGGTGGGCACCATTAACATGAACACGGCGCTACCTGGGGACATTAGGCAGAGCGACCTGCTCGTTGACTTGCAGAAGATGTTCAACCTGCACTTCATGCCGGATCCCGATGATCCCAAGCTGATATACATCGAGCCGTGGACATCATTCTACACCAGTGGCTCTGTGGATTGGTCGATGAAGGCCGATGAGAATGCGGAGAAGAAAATCACCAACGGCGATCCCAACGCATACCGGCGCATCATCATGAAGTACAAAGATGCGGGTGACTACCTCAGCCGTCTGTACAAGGCGAGCTATCCCTTGGCGATTGAAGGCTACGGCGGGCGCATCTTTGACACCAACAACTACTACGGACGTGGTGACAACGTAATCGAGCTGAAGGCTGCCACTGTCATCCCTGGCGCGTTCACCAGCGAGAAAGTAATCGGGCGAACCTTCGAGATTGACGGATCGCCATCAAGCGGCACGATTAAGGCGTTGCAAAATAACTACCGGATTGCTCAGTTCACCAACATCACCGGAAGCACGACGGTTGCGCCATATCCGTGGAACTACATCACGGCGGCGGCATCGTCGATGGTCGTCAGCTCGCTGCCCTACGTTGGCCACATCAACAACCCCTACAACCCCACCAATGACCTGGCGTTTGGCATTCCGCGGCAAGTCTACTACGATGCACGCAACGCATCGGGCTCAACCGTAGCATACACCAACAACAACCTATACAACCAATTCTGGTGGAACTTCATCCTGGAGACCACCAGCAAGGAAGCGCTGCAGTTGGAGCAGAGCATGATGCTGACCACTACGGACATCGCCACACTTGACTTCCGCAAGCCGATATTCTACGGCGGCGTGCTGTGGCGTTTGCTTGAAATCCGCGACTACCTCGTTGGCCAGAAGAAGCCATGCCGGGTGACACTGCGCAGGATTCTCAACCTGACGGCCTTCGTGCCGCGCACCGTTACCTCGGCGCCATACAACGGACCGGAGCCGCCGTATGATCCCAACAGCAACTACCCCAACGAACCTGGCACTGAACCTGACAACCCTGAATCATGAGCACGGAAAAAGACATAATTATCAAAGTTAGTGCGCAGGACAACACTGCGCCTGCGTTCAAAAGCCTTGAAGAGCAACTCAACGACACGAAGAAGGAGCTCCTCGATCTTGCCGCCGCTGGCAAGCAGAACACCAAGGAGTTCCAAGATCTGAGCGCCAGGGCGGGATCGCTCAAGCGTGACATCGAAGGTGTCGAGCAAGCCATTGACCGGTACTCAAAAGCAGGATCGGCGGGGCTCGCTGCTGTTGGTCAGGCGGCACAGCTAATGGCTGGAGGCTTCGCCATTGCACAGGGTGCGGCGGCGTTGTTTGGTGATGAAAATGAAGACCTTCAGAAGACGATGATGAAGGTGCAGGCATCCATTGCCCTGGTCACTGGTGTGCAGCAAGTGGCGGAGCTGCTAAACCGCAACAGCGTCATCACTACCAAGGCGATGACGTTGGCGCAAGGGCTATATTCTGCAGCTGTGGGCACAAGCACAGGTGCGCTCAAAGCATTCAGGATTGCAATGGTCTCTACAGGCATCGGCGCCTTTGTCGTGGCATTGGGATTGGCAGCAGAGGCGATGGGGCTGTTCAGTAGCAAGACGGAGGAAGAAGTTGAGAATCAGAAGGAGGTCAAGCGGGCGCTCGATGAGACCGTTGGCACGTTGGAGTTCTATGAGCGCAAGTTGAGGGCATTCGGCACCACCGACGAGCAACTGGCGGCAATCCGGATCAAGAGATACGAGCAGGAGCGTGCCAATATTCAGAAGAACCTTGATGACGCTATTGCAGCGGAGGGGGTGAGGCAGAATGCATACCAGGATGCGGCACGCCAAGAGATCGAGGTGCTGAACGTCAAGATCCGCGAAGAGCAGAATATCATCGACAAAGGCATTGCTGATCGTGAGGCAGCGGAGGCGGCGGCAAGGGCACGGAGGCTGGAGGAACGCAAGCGTGAGTTCGAGCAGCAGAAAAAAGACAATGAGACGGAGTACATGCAGCTGATTGATGGCTTCAAGAAATACTACGATAAGCTGGTGGCTGCATCTACCCTCGGCGAGATGCAGATCCGTGGCGAAAGGCGCAAGGGTGTCAAGGAGTTAATGGCGGACTTGAAGTCGGCTGAAGATCTTGAAACCATGCGTGAACAGCGCAGAGTGGACCGTGCGAAGCAGACACTGCAGGGCATTGCGGATTTGACTACACTGTTTGCTGGTAAGAGCGAAAAAGCGCAGAAGAGAGCCTTTGACATCAACAAGAAGGCGTCAATGGCTACTGCAATCATCGACGGCATTTCCGCAACGCAGAAGGCGTTCAAGTCAGCACCTGCACCGCTTAACTTTGTCTTGGCAGCGGCAGCGGCGGCGGCAGCGGCTTTGCGTGTCAAGGCAATAAGCCAGCAGCAGTTCCAAGGCGGATCGGAGGCAGGAGGCGGAGGCGGGGCAGCACCATCAACAGGATCAGCGGCAACAGGAGGCGAGGCAGCACCACCGCCAATCTTTGGCACACCACAAAGCACGGACCTGGGCAACCTCGCCAACAATCAAGGTCAAGGCCAGACAGGTTTGAGGGCTTACGTCGTTGAGCGTGACATCAGCAACGTCTCAAGCCGTCTGCGCCGAATGTCGGAATTTGCAACATTGGGCGCGTAGGTATATTTACGAGCATGGAGATACCAGTCTACAAGATGACCATCGACGAGGTCGATGAGGGAGTAAGCTTCGTGGCGTTGGTTGAGCACCCGGCGATTGAGCGACCATTCCAAGCCTTTGCCAAAAAGCAGCGATTCAGCGAGACCGGTGAGAAGCGGGTGCTGACAGGACCGCTAATGTTGGCAGACACGCCGATCTACCGCAACGATGACACATACGGCGAGTACTACGTTGTCTTTGATGCTGACACTATACGCAAAATCGTGCAGAAGTACTTCAAGCAGGGCAATCAGCACAACGTGAATGCTGAGCACAGCACCGAGCTTGATGGCGTCTATATGTTTGAATCGTACCTCATCGACAGAGACCGAGGCATCAACCCACCCAAGGGATACGAGGATGCTAAGAATGGCAGCTGGTTCGGATCGTTCAAAGTTGACAACGACAAAGTGTGGGAGAATCGTGAACAATTCACTGGATTCAGCGTTGAGGGCTTGTTTGGCATGAAGCCCACAAACAGCGCCTTAGAGATGGCGCTGGCAGGATTGGCACAAGATTTAGCGGCTTTTTTGCAACATTTACCATCAAGGTATATTTCCAATTAAATCAACACCCATGAACCTAAAAAATGCAATCGACCTGTTGCGTGGTGAGCTGAGGAAGTTCAGCGCCCAGGCACCGCAATCATTCGCTGACTACACACTTGAAGACGGCACCGTTGTGCGCGTGGATGGTGAGCTTGTAGAAGGCACCGAAGTCTACGTCATCGCTGATGAGACAGTTATCCCAGCGCCTGATGGAACGCACACAATCCCTGACGTTGGCACAATCGTGACCGTTAGCGGCAAGATCACTGAGGTGCAGGCAACACCAGCTGCAGAGCCAGTTGCGGAAGTTGAGGTCGAGGCTGAAATCACCCCTGAAGTCGCCACCGAAGTCGTTGAAGAGATCGCTGATGCGTATCCTACGATGACACCGGAAGTTGTCACCGAGATCGTTGCTAAGCACCTGCAAGCGATCATGGATGAGCTCAAGGCAGCGATGACGGAGTTGGGAGATCAGCGCAAGAAGATGGAGGCGATGGCGTCGCACATGACTACGATGGCGGACATCGTCGAGAAAGTCAGCGACCTGCCAACAGCACCAGCAGCGCCAAGCATCCCCGGCATCGTTGAGAACAACAGACGCAGGAAGGAAGAGAACTTCAGCGCCTTGGCTGCTACGATCCAGAATATGAAGAAAACACTTTAACCCTATAAACCCCAAAACAAATGAGCTATTCCTTTGGAAACTTATCAACGTATGTCGACCAGCAGCGACTGCCGTTGATCACCAAGGCCGTCTTCGGAGCGAAGACCGCCAGCCTGCTGTCTAAGCAAGTCGGCATCAAGTCGGCTGCAAACCTTAACTTGATGGACACCGATGCACCGTTCCAGGCTGGGACATCATGCGGATGGAACGCATCAGGAACAACGACGTTCAGCGCTCGCACGTTGACTGTTGGTGCTATCAAAGTACAAGAGGCATTGTGCCCTCGCTCGCTTGAGCAGTACTGGATGCAGACGCAGTTGACGCAAGGCAGCAACTACACTGGCGTTCCTTTCGAACAGGCGTTCTCTGAGCAGAAAGCCGCTAAGATTGCCGCTGCCCTCGAGACTGCAATCTGGCAGGGATCGACAGCGACGTCGAACACCAACATCCAAACCAACAAGTTTGACGGCTTCAACCGCTTGCTTGACCAGGCATCCGGCACTGTTGTATCAGGTAACGTGGCCGCTGTTTCTGGCGCCATCACAGCATCGAATGTGATCGGCATCTTCCAACAGATTTACACCCGCATCCCTGTTGAGATTTTGAATCGTGAGGACTTGGTTGCCTTCTGCGGTTGGGACACTTTCCGCTTGATGATGAACGCATTTATCAACGTAGGATCGGGCACTGGCAACTTCCACTACACGGCTGAAGGTATGCAGACTGGCGAGCAGGTCTTCCCAGGCACAAACCTCAAAGTCGTTGCGGTTAACGGCTTAAACAGCACCAGCAGAATTGTCACATCATATCTTGGCAATATGTTCTACGGAACAGACTTGCTGAGCGATGAGGAGCAGTTCAGCATCTGGCACTCGCGCGACAACGATGAAATTCGTTTCCAAGCGGCGATGAAAGCTGGCGTGCAAATCGCCTATCCTGAGTTTGTTGTTGACTGGAAATTGGCCTAACCATGAGTTGCGGACTAACCACCGGATATGCACTTGGCTGTCGTGACAGCGCGGGTGGCATCAAAGAGGTCCGCATTGCGGTCCTCAACGCAACAGGAAGTGTTGGCACTAACGGAAGTGGGACGGTAACCGGATTCACCGGTTACTCTTCCTCCTTCTATGAATATGACTTAACGAAGGCCACCTCGCAGATGACGGAGACAGCAAATGTTTCCTTAGAGAATGGCACTGTTTTCTACCAGCAGGACGTGCAGTTTATTATAAACAAGCTGCAGGTTGCTGTACGCAACGAGCTACGCTTGCTCGCCCGCAATCGGGTGTTGGCAATCGTCAGAGATCAGAACGACCGCTACTGGCTCTTGGGTGCGTCTAATGGCTGCGATATGTCAGCGGGGACGGCTCAGACCGGCACGGCATTCGGTGACAGGAGCGGCTACGACATCACGCTCACTGGCATGGAAACAGAGCCGATGTTCTTAGTAAGCGGCACTTTGCTCTCGGGCATAACAAGTGCGACGCAGATAAGCGGATCATAAAGGATCAAGTCGTATATTGCAGCGTAGTTGTGTTAGTTGGTTGGAGGCCCTGCGAGAGATCGCGGGGCTTTTTTTTGCCCTAACTTTGTCATATGAAGATATGCATCGTTTACAACGCGCATCCAACAGGCTGCAGCTACTACCGATTGGAAATGCCCAACGCTGTGGTCAGCGACAACTACCCCGAGTTTGACTTCGTCTGCGTCGAGAACATCGCCACCATTACCGATGAAGCGCTGGAATCCGTTGACCTGTTTCTGTTCAACCGGACGTGGGTGCAGGGCAGCATCGACCAGGTCAGGAACGTCTACAAGGCGCTGACCAGTGCCGGAGCGAAAGTGATACTGGATATGGATGATTATTGGTACCTGGGTACCGGGCACATCATGTACAAGCAATACCAGGACCACAAGATGAGCGAAATGATTGCGGAGACAGTGCGTCTTGCTGATCACGTCACCTGCACGACTACCTACTTGGCTGAGTACGTCAAGAAGCTCAACCCCAACATCACGATTCTGCCCAACATCCCATACAACAAGTATCAGCAGTTTGTTCCTGTTCCTGAGATGGAGCCCGATCCTGGCGTCGTCAAGTTCGGGTGGTTCGGTGGCGCGCAGCATGGCGAGGATATTGAGATGCTGTACAACTCGATGGGCAAGCTGGAGGGCGACCACAGCCTTGACGGCAAGTACCGGATCTACCTGGGCGGGTGGAATGATGGCAACCACGTCTACGCTGGTTATGAGCGCATCTTCAGCTACAATGGCAGAAACACGCGCAACTACGGAAGGATTAAGGCGGCTGACATCTACTCGTATGTTGGCGGCTACAACTTCGTCAACGTCACGCTGGCACCATTGCGGGATACGCTGTTTAATGGCCTCAAGAGCGAGTTAAAAGTCGTGGAGGCAGGATGGATGGGCAAGGCGCTGATATGCTCGGAAAAAGAGCCCTACACCGATATTGTGCGACATATGGAGAATGCCTACGTCGTGCCCTACCGCAAGAACGACACCGGGTGGTACAAAGCTATCAAGATGCTGACCAATGAGCCGGAGACGCGGCTGGCGTTGGCGGCGCAGCTGCAGAGGGATGTCATGGAGCGCTTTGACTTGGATGCGACGACGCAGAGGCGGGTGGAGCTCTACCGGGCGCTTGGCCGCAAAAAATGTTAAATCGGGCTTCGAGGTATATTTACAAGAAAGCCCACTGATGCTATACCTGAAGGCGAGCCAAAGCAACACGATAACAGTCACCTGGACGGAGCGTGCCAACAGCGCCACGGTCTACCGGTTAAGGCTGACCAACCTTGCGACGCTTGACGCTACGGACTTCTTCTTGAACGCCGTTGACAACCTGTCATCGTATGAGAGCAGGTACGACAAGTTTGCATTTACGTTGGGCGCGTTGGAGAAAGGGCAGTATCGATACGAGGTCACCGAGAACCCTGCCAGCTACGCTGCTGGCGACTTCGTGCAGGGCGGCTTGTACACCTTCACCGACAGCGGCTATGCCTACATCACATCGCAATCGGATCAGTCTACCAATGCGCCTTGGGGGTGTCAAGGCACGCTGATACCAGAGGGGGCAACACCTGACGCAATCGGGCAGGGCATCATCAACACACCGACAATCGTTGCCAACTGCGCTACCGCTGGCATCGCTGCACGGCTTGCCAATGACTTGGTTCTGGAAGGCTTCAGCGACTGGTTCTTGCCATCGCTGGAGGAATTATTGGGAATGCATACGAACCTCGCCGATGCAGGCTTGGGCAATCTATCAAACCACAGCTACTGGAGTTCAACGCAAGCCACAGACACGCAAGCCTATACAGTGAACATGAACAACGGCCAAGCCAACTTCCACAACAAGTCGCAGACCAATAGACACACCAGAGCGATGCGCCGCTTTTTGCTGCCCACATCCGCACCGCGTGTGATTGAGACCGGCCTCGCATTCATCGAGCTGGGCACGGAGACATACATTAAACAAAATAACACGATCGACTATGCCGTCTACAACAACTAAAAAGAGCCAGCCTCACCGCTTCTTCGCTTGGCCAGGATTCGCACACAAGGTGCCGATTATGGTCGAGCAACCTGGACTCGACTACATCGGCTACGGCGTTGAGAATGAGTACCCCTACTACCTGCTCAATATGTACCGGCGCAGCTCAAAGCACAACGCCATTGTCAACGGCAAAGTTGGCTACATCATCGGAGGTGGATGGCAAGGCGATGAGCAAGGCACCCTTGAGACCAGGGCTAAGCAAGAGAAATTTATCAGCGACGCTAACGAAGTTGACGACCTGAACGACCTCACGCAGAAGCTGTGCCTCGACTTTGAGCTGTTCAACGGCATGGCCATTGCTGTCACCTGGTCACGATCCGGGCAGATTGCCAGGATGGAGCATGTAGCCTTTGAGCGTGTGCGCGTCGATAAGAAGGAGAAGATGTTCCAAATTGCCAACTGGTACAACGAAGAGATGATCCGCCAGTTCCCTAAGGTCGAGGACATCGAGCGCATTCCTGCCTTCGATCCTGAGAACCGCATCGGCAAGCAGCTGTTCTACTACCGATGCTATTCAGCCGGTGTCAAGTACTACCCACTGCCGGAGTACCTTGGAGGCTTGGCGTGGATTGAGGCCGATGTTGAGATCGCCAACTTCCACAACAACAACCTGCGCAACAATTTCTGGGGAGGCTACCTGATTAACTTCAACAACGGCATCCCCACGCCCGAAGAGCAGGTCGACATTGAGCGTCAGATTAAGCGCAAGTTCAGCGGCACGGATAACGCAGGCCGCTTTGTTGTCACCTTCAACGATGATGCCACCAAGGCACCAACGATGCTGCCATTGACGCCGAGCGACATGGATAAGCAGTTTGAAGTCCTGAACAAAACGGTGCAGCAGGAGATCTTTATCAGCCACCGGGTGACCAATCCTCAGCTGTTTGGCGTTCGTGTTGAAGGCCAGCTCGGAGGGCGCAAGGAACTGGTGGAAGCCTTTGAGCTATTCCGGAACACCTATGTCCAGGACCGGATCAAGAGGATTGAGAGAACCATGAACTACCTGGCATCGTTCAACGGCGTTGAAGGCTTGACGCTGATCCCGGTTGAGCCGATCACCGAGCAGCTATCGGAGCAGGCGCTGATGACAATCATGACACCTGATGAGCTGCGTGAAAAAGCGGGATTAGAGCCACTGAAAACAGCGGGTGAAGTGATAGAGCCAGGCGAGGGAGATCTCGCCATAGAAGCGACCGCAGAGCCCATAAACGAAGCGATACGCACCTTATCGGGGCGGCAGTATCAGAACTTGATGCGCATCGTCAGACACTATGGCCAGGGCAAGATTAACTTGGAGCAAGCGCGCACGATGTTGGGTGCTGGCTTCGGTTTGAGTGCTGAGCAGGTCGATGCATTCCTGGGCGTGAATGAGCAGGAGTTCAGCGCTGAGGACTATGAGGATGCGACGTGTGATTGGGGCAACGAAGAGTACGAGATCCTGCACCGCGTGGCCTCGACATTTGGCAGCCAGGAGAGCGACTACGTCATCCTGCATAGCCAGCCGCTGCACTTCACTGGTAAGCTGGAAGAGGATATAAGCAACGCCACCAAGCAGGCGTTTGCGGCATTGGATGAAGAAGAGAAAGAGCTGGATGACAAAATCATCAAGTACCGGCGCAGGAACTTAGATGCAACGGTGGAAGAGATGGCGCGGGAGTTTGGTGTCAGCCGTGAACGCATACGCAAGCGGGTGGCATACCTGATGCAGAAGAACCGCTATCCCATCCGCCGGGTGATTGACACCATCCAGAAGGAGACAGCGCCTACGGAGGTGCCGACGCTGGAGATGCGCTATCGCTACGCATGGGCACCTGGATTCAGCAACAGAGATGTCAAGACCAGCAGGGAGTTCTGCACGATCATGATGCAGATGGCGCAGAGCGGCAAGGTCTACACCAGGGATGAGATAAATCAAATATCGCAGATCATGGGATACAGCGTCTGGGCGCGTAGGGGTGGGTGGTATCGCAGACCGGGACCGGCGGACATCCGCACACCGCAATGCCGCCATATCTGGGAGCAGGTCACAGTTATACGCAGAGGAAACAGAATAACAGAAGCGCCATGAGCAAAGCACTATTTATCAGCGAGCAGACGCTGCTCGAGAACAGCATCATCAACGAGAACGTCAGCTACACGCAGATACGGCCGACGCTGATCAAGGTGCAGGAGATGCGCATACAGCCAATCATCGGATCACCGCTGTACAACGAGATTAAGGCGCAGATCATCGCTCAGAGTGTGAGTGCGCTGAACACGACGCTGCTGGAAGATTACATCCAGCCGGCACTCGTTCAGTGGCTGCAATTTGAGCTGCCAATGGTCCTGGCGTTTAAGTACATGAACAAAGGGATGGACCGCCGCAGTAGCACGGAGAGCACGGCGATGAATGTCGATGAGATCACCAGGCTGATGGACCGCACCAAGAGCGATGCGGAGTGGTACAGCGAGCGGGTGACACGCTACCTGGTCGAGAACCGCAATGACTACCCGCTGTTCAACAGCCCAACGGTGGCCATTGACACGATCTACCCGAATGCCACCAACTATCGCGTGGGCATGGTGCTGGATCGCGGATACCGGATGCGTGGCGTCGGCTTGGATAGGCCGTATGGCATTAACGACGAAGGCTGGTATGGATGTGATAATTGCTAATGGGAGCGCATAAAAACAACGTATTAAAACTGGCACGCTATGTCTTGGGTAAAGATCAAAAACGCCCTGATGACGCGAGCGGTAAACCATCCCCAGGTGAACAGCTTCGGGACCGGGGATCCGCTGGCAATCGGGACGGACAATGTAATAAATCTACGCACCAGCGACAGGGATAGGATCGCCTATCCCTTGGTCTTCGCTGACGTCATCTCTGCACAAGCGGGGAGGGGCGTGCTGACGCTGACAGTGCAGTGCTATTGGATGGACCGCGTTGAAGACCTGCGTGGCCTCGATGCCACCATCAGCGGCAGTGTTGTCTACCGGTGGACTGACAATGAAGACGAGGTGCTGAGCGATCAGCTGCGCACGGCTCAAGACTTCATCGCATCGTTGACGGATGATCCCGATGAGATATGGACGCTGCAGGACAGCGTGGCGTTGACCAGGTTTGTCGAAGCCAGGGATGACAAGGTAGCCGGGTGGACGGCTGCGCTAAGTTTTGACATCCCCTGGGGGCATTCAGTTTGTGAAATTCCAACGTAAGGTATATTTACAATAAACACAAAGCTATGAGTACAGTAACCCAAGATATGATGGCTGATGGCCTCAACATCCAAGTTGTGGGTGTGAGTGGATCGGGAGCTACCGCTGCTGCGTTGACAAATCAGCGCATCAAGTTCCTGGTCATCAACACGCCGAACACGACGATCAGCACGCTGACGGATCAGTTGGATCGCAACCTGTTGACAGTGCTCGGCTTCAACTCTACATTCCAATGGCAGACCGGTATGATTGTGCGTGCGCCACAGGGCTTGACGATTAAGGCGGTCACGATTGCCGCTGGCACTGCTGTTGCATATACTGACTAAGCGCTATGATCCAGGGCTACGCTATCCCCAACGCGACGATGCTGGGCAACAATGGCGCGTACAAGTCGGAGTTCTACAAGGCGCTTGAAGGCGCTAAGGCTGCTGGCGCTACCGTTGAGGATGCTCCGTGCTTGTTAGCTCGGGGTGTTAATGCCTACAACGCAGGTCTGCCATCGACGCCTTCGCTGCTGATTGTTCCGCAATTCTACAAGGCTGGCAACCTATACCAAGACGTGCCTCCGTTTGTCGCCGAGGATAGCACGATGCGGTTCACAGTAAGCCGCAACACGACGGCAACGCGTGTCAATAGCAGCGGATTGATTGAAAGCGTCGCATCGGGAGTGCCTCGTATTGACTGGCTGGGTCAGTCTTGCCCTGCGCTGTTGGTGGAGCCGAGTGGGTCAAACGGCATCCGCAATAATTCAATGGTTGGGGCAAATGTCAGTACAAACGCGCTGCCGACAAATTGGCTCACAACATTAAATGGATTATCACGTCAAATTATTGCTATCGGAACGGAAAGTGGAATCGATTATATTGATATTAAACTTTCTGGCACGGCAAACAACACGGTGGCAACTATAGCACCAGAATCATCTACTCAAATTGTTGCGGCATCAGGTCAGACTTGGACAAATAGTGTATATATCAAAATAATAAGTCAACCATCGCCTCCATCCTCTTATTCTTTAGCGTTTAGGGAAGGTACATCAGGAGGTAGTTTTGTAAATTCTGGCTCAAGTGCTATAACACCAACAACGACATTACAGCGTTTGTCTGCGACCAGAACGCTTACTGGTGCAACAACGGAGAGAGTACAACCTCAGATAAATTTTGCATTAGTCAGCGGCTCAACCTATGACTTTACGGTTCGCATCGGTTGGCCACAAATGGAGCAGAGTTCGGTCGCTACTTCACCCATCCCCACAACGACAGCAGCAGTAAGCCGTGCCGCGGATGTCATCAGCGCATCAGGCGCGCTCGTGAGTGGCTTGATAGGCCAAACGGAGGGGACGATTTATGCGGAATTTGTCACAAGAGTTACTGCAGGAACGGCTGCAAAGCGTGTTTTGACTATTTCGAATGGCGATGATGGAAACAGAATAAGCATTGGCAAAGCCGCTGATGATTC